AATGACGAACGTTTATCCTGATAGCCGCGGTACCGAGTGGACGGAGATATAGACAGGATTTAGGATTTAGGATTTAGGATTTAGGATTTAGGATTTAGGATTTAGGATTTAGGATTTAGGATTTAGGATTTAGGATTTAGGATTTAGGGAGATGCTGAAATTATCTTTATAAATCAAATAGTAAAAAAAGACCGAATACTTATAAAATAATTTAAAATCAAACAGTTGCATACTAATTTGGCGATAGAATGGCGATGACATCACTACCCAGTGACTGGCACAACCTGAACTTTGTCCTAATCTAGTGTGCACTAATTTAGCTAGACTCTTAATCGTCAGTAACTTCTGTTCCCATTCAAGGTTGCTTCAGGGCAACGGCTGTTGAGGCCAGAAATGGGCATAACAAGACACCATTGATTAAAATTGACCCGTATCTTTAAAGAAATGGGTCAATTCAGTGGAAAGTATTTATTGTGTTAACTTTGCTTTGAAAAATTACTCGATAATAATTTCCAATGTGCTCATTTGCCACTCACGATACTCGTCGCAAAGTATTTCTACTGAAATTGAAAATTGGCCACGTGTTTCTGGCGCCAAATATATATAAGAAGTAAGATTTTCTGTGGTCGTCTGCCGTACTGATGGTCTTGAACCTGCTATAGAACCATCTTTTTTTATAGTGAGATTGGCAGGGGAACTAAGTGCCCTGAGAGCACTATTCATACTCGAGAACCTTAAAGGCTTATCCAAACTGAGATAGTCGAACTGTGCGGTTTTACTAATTGCATAGCGTGATTGATAATTAGACTCAGCAATTTCTATTATATTTACAGGCACATCTAGCTCGGGTTCTTTAAGATTTTCAACTTTGCTTTCGTCCAAAACTCGTATACCCTCCGGAAACTTAATGCGTATTGAAATATTATTCGCTTTTACTGGACCATCATTCTTTATAGTAAATTCCAATTTCTCTGTTATTGTAGCCAGGTAGAAACGCATTAATTCATTATGTTTATCTACCTGGTCTTGTGTGGGCTTTGTAGAGTTATATTTTTCTAAATCTGCCTGATTTACGAACTCAGTTAGATAAGATGGAATATGACTCCTTTGCACATCTGGAGTAAATAATACCGGCTCCTTAGGCTCAGGCAAAGTGTATCGTAGAGGACCCAAACCAAAGTCATGTCCGTTAATTAGTAAGGATAGTGCAGGTATATCATTGTTATTCAGTTCTTCTAATTGTTGAATACGCTTACTGAGTTGCTTGTTTTCTTCCAATGCATGAACAAGTTTAGTCAAAGCATCAGGATCCGCCGCATTCCCACGTATCCAACCAGTGCCGGGTTCTTCAGTAAATATTTTATAAAGCGCCGCAGAAACCTTGTTGACCAACTCGTTGCCGTTTTCCCAAAAATCGCATAATTGTGACTTAACTTTTCTTTTAAATGCTTCTAGCTTCTCTACCAGAGCAGGATCAGTATCTCGATGTTCACGACTGGTAGAAAAATCTTTTCCTGGGAGGAAGCACAAAGTAGGAATATTTTTGGAAACAGCGTAATTAAACTCTTTTTCAGTATAACTAATGCCATCTTCTGGAGAAATACTCCCGTAACGTTCACCAATAATCAGAACATAATAATCGCTATTGTCGATAGCTTTCTGGATGGTAGTCCATTGCTCTCGACCACTAGCACTAAACATCTCCATGCCTGCAGGAATATGGTTCATACTGAGGATTTGATCAGTTACCTGTCTACGTACAGGGAAAAGATCTGTATAAGTTGAACTTACAAATATCTGGTAGCGCACATTTTTAGCCATCACAACTCCATTTTGAATAACCATTTAGATTATCTAATTAGTTATAAAGTCGATTATAGGTTCATACCAAATAAGCAATCTTTTTCCTGTTTATTATAAAAAACAGTGAGTCATATCTTCAGTCGATCTATTAAATGGTATTTCTTAATACAACCACGACTAAACCTTTTGCAATTACTTCATTTGTCAAACAATCAAACTCACCATCTTGACCAATTACGCGAAGTTTATTCCCTGGGCGCTTAGAAACAGTGTACACATCTAAAGTACCATCGATATCTAACAGCCAAGATCCATTTGATAATTCGCTAACACCCATTTCAATCAGCCAGGATGATGTACTGCCACGCACATAGATCAAACTATCAAGGTTTACTCCATCAGGGATAATTGACTGATCTATGTAACAAAAACCATCATCTTCAAGTTTTCCAGCCAGAAGTATTTTCTTACTGACCATCGGTATTCCTGAGACGGCGGTTGCCTCTTGAGAGGCTATGCCCATTTCGCCAGTAGCCAGCCATTCAAGTGAAGCACCGGTATCTAATGCGCAGGTAATCACTACGTCGCCAGGAAAATATTCTCTTCTCACCCAAGTACTGATCGTTCCTGAAGAAATATTCAAATACTCGCCAAGTTCTTTTTGCGTTTTGAAACCATAAGCTTCAATGATTCTGCTTAAAACCGCCCGTCCCCCTGAGGAAAGCATTTTCTTCAGTAGTACATGCCCAGAAGTTGAAGTGTCTTTTTTTGTGATTTTTAGGCTTTCTTTTTTTGCAAATGCAAATTCCCCGGTAACTAACCATTTCAAGTCAGCCCCTGTGTCCAATGCACATTTGATGATTGCATTGCCAGGAACACTCTTGCGTTGAACCCAGGCACTTACATTATTTGAAGGAACATCAAGACAGCTGGCTAAAGCTCGTTGAGAACTAACCCCATAAGATGAGGAAAGACGTTCAACGATATGCGCAGCACTGTCTTTAGTTTCAGGCATAGATCCACCAGATTGAGCACGAAAGTGATTTACACGAGCACATTTGTGATCTAAAGTGAAAACACACCACATGTTACACAGTAGAACTCAAAGTGCTTAAAAGGAGATTTTGCTTTATGTCTGAACAGAATGCAATTCAAGTAACCGTTGATAAGACAGCCGTTTCTAAGGAGCTGTTAAATTCCGTCGTTTCCCAACTCCTCCCAACGTTGGAGTCAGCTCTGTCTGCAACTATCGTTAACTCGATAAGTTTGCAACTGACAACCCTCGCCACGTCCCCGACAATTTCTAAAAAAGATTTTGCTGCAATTAATGGCATTAGCTCCGCAGTCCTCGAAAAGTGGATTGCGAATGGCGTAGTCCTGCTTGCACCCACGCCTTCAACAACAATCACCCAGCAACGAAAAAACCGAAAAACAGGTCAAATGCAAACTGTTGTTATGGAACGTCATGGCAATGCCCTGATCAATCTTGAGGCATGGCGTGAGAAAAACCGTCAGCAAGCCATCAAGTGCCGCTACATAAACCGTTGAGTCAGATTATTCAAACTAGCAGGGACTAACAATGTTTGATTATCGCGTTTCCAAACACGCTCACTTTGACGATGCATGCAAGGCATTTGTGAATCGTCATAACCTTACCGAACTTGCCGCACTGATGGGGACTAAACCCCAAATTCTGCGTAATAAGTTCAACCCTGAACAACCTCATAAACTTACCTGTGAGGAAGTACTTTCAATCACTGACCTGACTGAGGACGCGACACTTCTCGATGGCATGCTGGCACAAATAAATTGCCTGCCGTCAGTACCGGTCAATGAAATTGCTACTTCTAATCTTTCAACCTACGCATTACAGGCAACCGCTGCCGTAGGTTCTATTGCAGCTGATGCAGTGAAAGGTGGTGCGGTTAGCTCTCAGCGTCGTATGTCCTTACTCGAAGGTGTTAATGCCGGTATTCGCCATCTGTCACTGATCGGTTTAGTTGTTCAAGGCCGAGTACAGGCATCCCCTGCCCTGGCATCTGCAGTTGGTGCTATTGCAAGCGTCACGACAAATGGGCTGATGTGAATATGGCTGTTTCTATTGCTCCATTTTTAAAACAGCAAAGTCCTTCTCGCCATTTCGGCCATGGTTGCATCGAATTGCCAGGTGGAAAGCGTTGGAACCCTTCAATGTCACAAGCCACTGCCCCGCAGGCCGTGAGAAATTCAAAACCGCTTTTAAAGCGTCTGTTTAGTTGAGGTGATTATGTCTTTAGTGAATGAAGAACATATTCAAATAGGCAAGAAACATCTTTCTAGAATTAAAGAGATGTTTGAATTTAGAAAGAACGTAGCGCAGGAAACATTTGATACTCAGCCGCTGCATATGCGTAGAACAATCTGTTTTCATGCTGGCTTATCTCGTCGCCATCTTGAGATGAAGTTTGCTGAATTAACGCCCACGGAAAGGCATCAAGTAGTTGCGGCGCTAAATTCTTTGCTTGGTTTAACTGAATCACTGCCGAAATTTATCAGTGATGATGATTGCAAGATAAATATTAAACACTAACCCGTATTCAAACTAATTGGCGTCAACTCGCCGGGCATTCGTTTGCCCAAAAACAGGAGTTCTGCATGAAAAATATGATTGATAACACCCGTCAGAATATTGTTGGTTTGCCAGTTATGGGCATTGATTTAGCTTCACCAGAACTCGATTACACATCAGTTCTTGATTTGTCGTTGATGCTCGACACTGCTCGTAATGAAGAACGCGCTAATAGAGCGGTGGTGTTTGCCGGTCGCCTTGAAGCGATTGCCCGTTTCATTCTCAAACGTGAAATGACAGGAATTGAGGCTGCTGAAGCACTCCGCATTGAAGCTAACCGAATCCAAAGTGAAGCGGAGGCGTAACAATGGCTGATGTAATTGACACCGCCCAGGAGCGCGCTGATCTCGTCCTTTCCGCCCAAATCCAAGCCGCCCGCGCAACTGTTGCAGGCGTTTCCGCAATGTTCTGCATCGAGTGTAATCGTCCGATACCAGAGGAACGCCGTGCAGCTCTTCCAGGTGTTGAGCTTTGTGTCTACTGCAAAGAACTCGCCGAGTTGAACGCCAGACATTACAGAGGAAACAAGTGATCGTTTTCTCAGTGGCATTACTCATCCTGGCCGGTATTAACGCTGGCTATCTGGTCATTGATATCAAAGACGGTATGTAATGCAGACCAGCCGTTTTACCCCTCAGATTAAAACGCCCGAAGTCTGGGCGTTTCCCTGGAATAAACCACGCCAGGCCGTTTCTGGCCTCGAAAGACCGCTTACCCGTGATGAATACAATCAGGGGCAAGCTGTTTTAATCAGAGTAAAAGCCCTCTCTACCGACCTGCGGGAAATTTTCACAGGTCGCCATGCGTATCTGCTGAAAACTCAGGGCATTCACGTCGCCAACAAATACCTGGTTTATACCCTTGGCCGCAGCATCCTTCCCCGCGTCGAAGCGGTTAATGCCGCTCATGCAATGAATGTTAAAGCCTCCATGAAATTCATGTCTGAGGCAGACACTTATCACAGCCTGCCAAGCATGAGCGATAAACCGCTGCGCCGGTTTGCCCAGGACATTGCGGGACATTTGAAAGTAATTTATGAAGAACGTTGCGATCAGCTGCTTGCTCAATACAACGGGGATAATTCGATTCTTTTTGAGAGTGATACCCAGTGCGAGCTGTATAGAGAAATTGCAGGTATGGCACAGGCTTTCAATGTCACGCCGATGTACTGGGCAAGGTATTGCAAAGACAAACTGGATGCCGTTTCCGCCATCGCCTCCATGTCGCGTCTGGTTAATCCGGACTGGTGGTTACGCCAGCTAAAAGGTCAGCGCACCCGCTGGCGTGAATCTTTACTGATCGCCATCGGCAAAGTGAACCGCGACGCTTCCCCATATGCCAGTAAGCAGGCTATCCGTGAAGTGCGTGCGCGCCGTCTGTCGAATCTCGACTACCTGAAAAGCTGCGAACTGGAGAACATCGAAACCGGGGAGCGTTTCAGTCTGATCGACAAAGTGATGGCGAGTATTTCAAACCCTGAGATCCGCCGCATGGAGTTAATGAGCACGATCGCCGGCACAGAAAAGTATGCCGCCGCAAATGGCGACGTCGGGATGTTTCTGACCATCACCACGCCTTCCAAATTTCACCCGACCCGCATGGTTGGCAAGGGCGATAATAAGCACGTTCAGCGCAATCACGCCTGGGACAAAGAGGCCTATACCCCGAAAGATGCGCAGCGTTATCTGTGCGGGATCTGGGGCAAAATGCGCACCGCTTTCAAAGATAGCGGTCTGTCCGTTTACGGGATGCGCGTTGTCGAACCTCACCACGACGCGACCCCGCACTGGCACATGATGTTATTCACCAAACCCGCCATGCGTCAGCCGGTGATCGATATCATGCGCAAATATGCCATGAAAGAAGATGGTGACGAACGCGGTGCAGCAAAGAACCGCTTTGACTGTAAGCACCTGAACTGTGGCGGCGCTGCTGGGTACATCGCTAAATACATTGCGAAGAATATCGATGGCTACGCACTGGAAGGCGAGCGTGATCACGAAACCGGCGAGTTGCTGACAGACTCCGCTGCCGCTGTTACTGCCTGGGCTGCTACCTGGCGTATCCCGCAGTTTCACCCTATCGGTCTGCCAACGATGGGTTCATACCGTGAGTGTCGCCGTATCCGTTCCATCAGCCTGACCGAAACTTTTGACGAAGAAGTCGAAGCCGTACGCGCAGCTGCTGATGCCGGTGATTTTATGGCGTATATGGAGGCTCAAGGCGGCGCGAATGTTCCACGTGAAGATCAGACCGTCCGTGTAGCTCGTCGGGTTGCTGCTGAACTGAACGCCTACGACGAAGAAGTGAAAAAGGTTGTCGGCATTTTTGCCCCTCACCTCGGCGACTCTCGTGTTTATGAAACTCGTACAACCCAATGGCGCATCGTTTCTTCTGCCGTTGACGTTGAGATTTTGACCTCAAAAAGCGCCCACGGCGCGCCTCGGAGTCCTGTCAATAACTGTGGGTTAGGTGAAAAGAAACAAGCCACAAATAGGCGCGATAGCCAGGCTGAAAGCGATGCTACAGGATCCACTTCATACACATTGCGAGTCATTGACTGGACAGACACAGCCGCCGTGAGGGCGATTGTGGCAAAATTTAAAGGGAAGCGTGTTGCAAGACCACATCTTCAATCTAAAAGTGCATGTGTAGAAGTGTTATGGCAAAACATGGAAGAACAAGACTGCAATAATGCTGTTGAAATGAGACATCATCCGAGAGAGCATTGCGCTACCAAGCAGGAGCAAACCGCGAGGTATGACTTTGGTTAACCATCGGGTGAAGTTGAGAACAAGGAGAAGACATGTACGACGATGAATGGCAAAAGGAAGAAGACACAGCGCGCTATCTAGCAAATAAAATAAAACGGTGTAGGAATTGCCGTACTGAACTGAATTACAAGGAAAAATTTTACAACATTGATAAAATTTGTAATGCATGTCGCGGATCAACTGCCTTTGAAGATGCAGATATTGCTCAAATTCCTCAAGCTCCTCAGTTTGAACCAATTCCGTCCGCTTATTTCCAGATTGATAAGAGTCTCAGCCATTTACCTCCATTCCAGCAAATCCTGTATACAAAATATCCGCATATGCAGCAATTTATCGAAAAGGCTGAACAGGATCTGAAGGAACAGAGAATCCGTGAAAATATTCAATCGTCTTCTCCAGACACCATTGATGATAAGCCGCCTGAGCACGACCAATAAAAATCTTTTCTTACTTTGGATTGGCCATTAGCAAGCAGTTACTGACATGGTACCCAGCGAAATTCCTTAGCAAGTCATTCACCATGGCTATTGCTCAGATAATAACATTCAGTTTTTATTGGAATTTGTTAAGGAATGGTAATATTATACTGTATGAATAAACAGTACATTGGAGTGAGTAATGGAATCCTCTCATGAGCTAAAGATGGCTTTGATAAAAATCCGGCTTATGGCTGACATCGCACAGTCAGGCCAGTGCAGAAATGACGAGTACGCACTGGTGATGGAAATGATCTCTGATATGGCAGATAGCGTTCTGGATGAAGCAGACACGCCGTCAGAACCATTCTCTGTTTACGACGATGAAGAATAGCCAGGAAAGCGGGCGCGCGCTCTTTGATAGCTCTGCATGCAGTGAGTGCATGATTTTGCATGGTGATCGCCCTGCTCTTTT